TGAAGATTGGTTTGAAGAAGTATTTACAATTAGTCATAAGATAGCAGGAACTAGTGTTGGTGATGGTGAATTTTTATTAGGTATAATAGGTAATGCGCAAAAAGGATCTGACAAAGGTGATATTGATGTAGTTGAAGGACAACCATCAGGTACGATGATAGCTGGTAGGACGGTACTAGAAGTTGGTACTGCTGGTAAAATCATAGGTGCTTCGAGCCGTGAAGCAGGTCGAAAAAATTACGGAAGACTTATACGTGATTTAGTATTAAATGATATTAAAAAGGTTCAATATATACAGGACGAGACCTGGGTTCAAATAGATGAAAAGTTACGTTTTTATAATGCTACTCAAGACGAAAAACTTTTAAATCTTGTTAAAGAGTTAATAAATCAGTATAGTTTAGAGAACCCGGAACCGAAGCAATTAGAGAAACAAAATTCAAAATTAACGCGAGTTATAGGTGGATTAGTTTTATATGATTATATTATAGGACATCAGGATGATGTAATTATGTCTATAAATTACGGAACAAGTAGGTATAAAAAATCAGATAAAGAGGGAAGTATAGCTTTATATGAAACTAGATATGCGTATCCAAAATCAATGGGATTGAGGAGAACTATTGAATTAATGATAAATAAAAATTTTTATAATTTTATGCTAGATGGTGATGCAACTAGATTTAGATTAGGGACAAAATAATGGTATTAGGATTATACGATACATATATAATGGGATATAGGGTAAAAATTATGCCATATGTTGTCGGTATCTTTGATGATGATAATATGATTGAAGGAGATAGAGTTCCAAATAAAATTGTAAAGTATATAATTGATGAAGGGTTTTGTGATACATGGTTAAATAAAAATACAGGAATTAGAGTAAACATATATAGACAAAAATGTTAACATTTGAAAAATATTTTCCGTTATATGAGGTGGCTGGGCCAAATAAACATTTGACTCATTTAGAAGAACTTATTCTCACTAATCAAAAAGATGGTGGGATGAGAGCTCTTAATTATCTTCAAGCTCTAACAGAAATATTAGACAGCCGTACACCTCGCGCTGTAAACACAACTGTAAAGTATGATGGTGCTCCTGCAGTAATAATGGGCGCGGATCCTAACGGTAAGTTTTTTGTAGGTAGTAAGTCTGTCTTTAATAAGATACCTAAAATCAATTATTCAATTGATGATATTAAAAGAAATCATGCTGAAGCACCTGGCTTAGTTGATAAATTAGTTCAAACATTTGTCCATTTTAAGAATTTAAGATTTAATTCTGCTTATCAGGGAGATTTTTTATTTGATGATGAGATAAAAGAGATAAATGATATTGATGGAGTACAACATGTAATATTTAAACCTAATACAATTGTATATGCAGTACCGACAAACAGTGAAGAGGGTCAAAAAATATTAAACGCAAAAATTGGTATTGTATTTCACACTGAGTATGATATTAGTTTAGATCAAGAAGGGTATATTCGGTTTTCAACTAAAAAATTTGGAGTAGATGTTACAAATTTAGATCCAGGGTCAGGAGTATATGTTAAGGATGCTTATTTTGAAAATGATGCAGGTTATATTACTTTAACAGATGAAGAGACAAAAAATATAAATTTCTTAATGGGCTCTGCTAGAGAGAATTTATTAAGTATCGACTTTAATAAAGTAACTGATCAGTTATTAGCTAATCTAAACACTTATATTAATACTGAAATAAGAGAAGGAGAGTTTTTAACTGATACAGCTGTCTCTTTTCAGCGGTTTGTGGAATGGTTTACAGGTCGAATAGATAAACGAATAGCAAAACTTAAGAGTCCGGGTGCGCAAGAAAAGGCAGCTAAAAATAAAGAGCAGTTATTATCCTTAATACAAGATGCTAGTCAAGATATCTTTACTGTATTTGAATTTCAAAAAGCTGTGAAACAATGTAAAGATATTTTTATACAAAAGTATAATAATATGATGCGTGAGGTTGGTTTAAAGAATTATTTGTTTAGTGATAATGGTGATTTAATAGTAACAGATCCTGAAGGATATGTAGCTATTGATGCAACAGGTAATGCTGTGAAATTTGTTGATCGGTTAGAGTTTAGTAGAGCAAATTTTGCTATTGATCCTGATAATAAGTTCAAGAAAAAATAGTTGTTTCTTAAATTATTTCTGTAAATATTTTTGTAAGCATGACTATCATCTTCAATCTTTTTGATAATAATTATAGCGGTCGGTTTTTAAAGTCGTGGATTAATTTAACTACATATTTAAATCAAACTGGTATTCGATTTTATGTGTCGCAACATACCAGTTGTAATGCATTTTATGCGAAACAAATGTGCTTAGGTGGTAACGTGTTATCAGGTCCAGGTCAAGTACCGTATCAAAAAACAATTAAATATGATATTTTAGTTTTCTTAAGTAATAAGATTACTTTTTCATCAGCACAGTTTATTAAATTATATAACAAATTTACTGATTATAAGTTTTTATCAGGAAGAGTTGATGGTAGGTATAAGACACTCATAGAAACTAATGATTATATTAAAGCCGATTATTTAGATTTTGATTTCGTATTTATACGAAAAGGAGTATTTGAAAAATTACAATACCCGTGGTTTCGACCTCATATATGTACAACAGAAACTGAACAGCATTTTGTTGATATTGACATTTGTCGTCGTATAAGAAAACAAAATATAGATTTAGTGATAGATAAAACAATTGATTTACATGGAGGTAATTTTAATCTTATAACAGCAAATGAATAAAACTATAGTTATATGTTGCCCTGGTGACAGTTTCTCTGGAAGATTTATAAAATGTCTAACTCAGTTAATTAAAGAATTAAATAAGAAAGACTTTAAAGTGTATTTTTGTAGTACGTATTCTCGTAATATATATGAGGTTCGTAATAAATGTATGCTAGGTAATCCTAAAAAGGGATCTAATCAACAACCATTTAATGGTTTAAAATATGATTATATCTTATGGATTGATAATGATATACTATTTACTCCTGCAGATTTTGAATTATTATATAAAGAAGATAAAGATGTAATTTCTGGATTATATCTTATGTCTAATAATAAACAATTTGCTGCAGTAGAGTATTGGGATGAAGATTATTTTCGAAAGAATGGTACTTTTGAATTTTTAGAAAAAACCGACAGACGTGCAAAAAGTCGTGGTCCGGGTATATCATTTAAAGTAGAATATGTAGGATTCGGTTTCCTTTTATTTAAGTATGGAATATTTGAGCAATTAAAATACCCGTGGTTTGAGCCAGAATATTTGCAAATTAAAGAGTTAAAAGATTATTGTATGGAAGATGTTGCGTTGTGTCTTAAGCTTAAAAATAAAAAAATTGATGTACATGTACACCCGGGCGTTGTCGTTGGCCATGAAAAGGTGACTGAGCTTCGATTATGATACATTTTGATGCAGAGGACACTCCAGGAGAATTTTGGTATAATAATCTTAGAAAATATCGACATCAGGAGGTAGCTATTGGTTTCCCACAGAAGTTGATTGTGGAGTCACTCATGAAAATGTCTCATAAAGATATTGTTATTTATAGAGGACATTTAGATACAGGTGAGTTATTAATAGTTACTTTCCCTTCATCTAATCACGCTGTTAAAAATTTTATAGCTGTTGGTACGGCTGATTGTGAGTATCTAGTAGACGCACATGTTGAAGTATATGAATTAGATCATAATAAACCTATGACTGATGAGTTTGTATTTGATTTACTAGTTAAGAGCCATGGTTGGACCATTAAAGATTATGGTGATTTATCTGGATATTAATTATTAAATATTTATATGGCACAAAAGAAAGAATTTACAATCTCCACTGGGTTAGTCGTTAATGCTGTTGCCGGCGGAAAAGGTAACATAACTGGCGGTACCGGGAGATTTACAACAAGCCTAAGTACTCAGTCTTTATCTGCTGTCAGTTTTACTCCTATAGATATAGATATGTCTGGTAAATTAACAGCGGCAGGATCCGTTAGTGCGACTTCTATTAGTGCTGAAAATATTTGGGGTAATATAATAGATGCTACTTATTCCGAATTATCTATTACTGGAGGTCTAAGCTCGGATGGTATTAATTTCACAGACGCGAGTGGTAATATCGGATTAGGTACACTCGATGCCGTTAGTGCTACCATTGCATCTGCAACATCTGCAGCTATTTTTACTATACCTATATCACAATA